CTTGCAAGATTGATGTCTCAGCAAAAGGAAGATATTATCAGCGAGGTCGGCGTTGTCGTGGATTCTAAAATCAAAGACTCCGAACAACGCATGATAACCACCATGGATTCTAAGGTTAGAGAATCCGAACGGCGCATGATGGTCATGATGGAATCTTACTTTGACCCCAAATTCCAAGCTCTTTCAGAACGCCTTGACGATATTGAAAAGAAGTTGATCCCGCAAGAAGCTATGGACATTATTATGTGTGGCGTAAAACCCCTTGCTTTAGCTGTGGGGAGTGTCAAGGAAGATCGCGTGGATGATCTTGAAAAGACGGTGGCTATACATACCCGGCAAATTGAAGAATTGAAAAAAGCTCAGTAATGAATGCCTCAGACGGTGCCTGTTTCGGGTGCCGTCTTATTATTTCCGGACTTGGATGCTTGAAAGTGCTTCTTTGTTGCTCGCGCCCAGTTCCTGAAAAATAGTTGTGCTTTTAATCTTTCATTCTCGGCCTCTTGATCTTTCTCGGCTTGCGGCTTTGATTCATTTCCTATGTCGTATGGCCTTGTCCGATACGGAATTGGCTTTGTCCCCTTTTTCGCAAATGCTTGCAGCACAGGAGACACATCGCACAACGCTTCATAAATGTACATCCCAAGCAGATGTGCCTTTGAATTTTCACGCTGCATCCAGAGTTTATTTGCCTTGCGGGCCGCCTCTACCATCCATACATCGCCATACCAATACTGTTCCCAGGTCATGCCGATGGACAGATAGTAGGGGCAATCCGCCTCAAAAAGTTCTGTGTACGACTGTGGGCCTTTTATAGCTCCACAGTCACCTCCGCGTTTTTTGCGGAGTCCTCGTCAGTAGAGATCAAGTGAGTAAGCGCAGCCTGATTATAAAGCTGCATCAACCGCTCCAGAAATGCGCTCGTCATGCCGCCCATACCATCCAGCAGGGCATCAGTCTGAGACCGAGCTACATTCTTGTGATTTTTTCGGAAAGCATAGTAGAACAGCTCCGGGATTCTAGTCACCGGGAACACTGTCAGCTCGTCTACCTTAAAGCCTCGATTCTCTGCAAACTTAACGCTTTCTCTGCTAAAGTCCAGCTCATACGCCATGCCAGTTTTGTTGTCATTGACACGAACAGGCTGCACCCGGTCCTGAATATTGATGATATTATCGCTCATATGTTATAGCCTCCTATTAAACATCAAGACTCATGCTTTCCAGATCAGTAGGCTTGGCTGCCCACTGGGGAGCTCCGGTCGGGGTGATGTAAAGAGTCGTCTCCAGAACAGCGGAGACCTCCATGGCCGGCATACCCATCGGAGAGGGCTGCCCGGTAAAATATAGCGCCTTTGTTAGGCCGGGAATTACGATGCAAAACCAGGTGGCTTTATTGTCCGCTGCTGCTGTGTCGTAAGCATCCACAACGCCCTCCCACTCAGTCATAGAAACTTCGGTCAGGTTCGCGGTAAAGGAAAGCGCACCGCCGATGTCCTTCAAACCGGGGATATAGGTTTTCCACTCCGTCTCTTCCAGCGTGGTGGTCTCTAAGTTGTCGGGTTCCGGGTTCAGCTCCGGAATGCTCTTGATCTCGGAAATCTTTTCATATCCCGTTGTAGGGCGCGTTCCAGCGGTAGCTTCTGCAGCATACCAGAGAGTAACGCCCGCTGTGCTAAGTTGGATTCCTGCCATAAAATAGTACCTCCTAAAAGTTTTTAGGGAGGCACTTGGCACGAGGCACTTGGCACTGTCAGCCCTTTTAATTTGTGTAGATTCTAAAATCCTTGTCCGCTACGCCCTCATACCGGACAACAATGCGGAAAATTTTGGCGTCCTGCAAATTAGATATTGGATTACTCATAGTCCGGGTAAAACCCAGCTTGGAAAATTCGCTGTCTACCGTTTCCAAGATATCCTTCGCCTCGGATTTTTTAAATCCCTCGGTATTTGTATAAATGTTTACTTCATACATCAGCGATACGGCGTTTTCCAGATTTGGCGCTGCCGTTCTCATTTTTTGAAGCACACTGTTGTCGCTTTCAACGATGGTGACAGCTGGGAATTTCGCAGGGCTATCTACATATTCACCCGACACAAAAATCCCTTCATAGGAGGCTCGAAGCACTCCTGCAATTCGGCTGAAAAGGAACGATTCAATGTCTATCAACGCATGACCTCCTTTGCTAGCGGCACCACCATGTCCCGCAGCATTTTAGCGGTATCATACATATACGGTCGGCTCGGCATACCCTTTGTCCAGTGAGCTTTTCCGTCTCTTCCAATGTACCACCAGCCTAGTTCCCCATGCTCATTCACATCGTATCTCCATCCGGCAATCGCTACCTCTGGATGTGGATTCCGTGCCCCTACGATGCCAGTTCCGAACTCACAGAAGATGGAGTGTGTTGCTGTGGAAACTACAAATCCAACCTTTCCTTTGTACTGGCTTTCAATGCCACGCATCAGTTCTCCAGTGTCGTAGATATTCATATAGGATGCATTGAGTTGGGCTAAAGATACTCCCTGTTCGGTCAGCTTTCGCGTTAAATCGTCAGCGGCTTTTTTAACCTTCTTCTGGTACGCCTTGACTTCCTTCAACGCTTGGTTGATCGAGTCCATGTTCAGCTTCAGTTTGATTTTTGGCACTTTGCATCGCCGCCTCAATTTCTGCCTTTCTAGCAAACAGTTTTTGTTCCGCTTCGTACTCGGAGACCTTGACTCGTTTGATAGCGTACTGGACACTATTCTTCCATGGAGCTTTCCGCTTCACAATGTAGTTATATGGGCCGCTGGTGTCAGCACCGTCTACCCACAAAACGGAATCCTCGTCAATTTGGCAGGTCGTGTCTGCAGTGGTTGCCGTCCGGTCATAATCTTCCAGAGAGCCAAACTGTTCCACTTCAGAGTTTCCTTTGTTAGGGGAGACGCAGAGCATAGCGGATTTCAATGAGCTGTAAATTGGGAGATAGCTTCCGGTCGGATTCCCATATTCATCAATGATTTCCTCTTGGCCCTCATACAGCTTGTAAAAAACCGGCTGTTGATTTCGGAGTAGGCTGCGCATCACGTCACCCTCCCGGCCAGCGGCGTCACTTCCTGCAAGAGCGATTCAGAAATCCAAGAGGACTCATATCCACGGTTTACGCCATTTTCGTTGTGGGAAATTTCTCCTTCTGCGCCGATTTTCGCGTAGATGTCCATCGCACACCTGAACTGCAAATCCAGATATCTACGCTCTAACTCATAGGGCCATTCTTGAAATGGATAGCGTCTTGCCATAATTGCCGCCTTCGCGCTTTCAAGGCAATCCCGTAAAATGGCCTCGTCTGGCTCATTCGTTCTGAGCTTCAGCCTCGCCAGATTGTCCATTGTCCGCCCTCCTCGGTCTTCCTGGCTTTTTCGGTGCGGCGGGAGGTGGCGTC